TCAAAAAACTCTTCCCCATGCAGAGGATGCTCTGTTATAACTTGGTTTGTAGGTCCAGACAAAAGTATGTCCATGATAAATCCCGCGTTGTCGTAGAAATTATCAATTTGAAAAGCACGAGTGCCTAACAAGTTAAATTCTTTCACATCCATTTCTAATCCTTTCTAAGACCATCTTGGACCATAAAACCAAGCAACTAAACTTTTTCTCAAACCTCTTGTAACAGGCGTTACTCTATGTTGCAGGTAGCTTGGAAAAATAAGAACAGTGCCTTTTGTTTTATACTCTATATTGGGTTGTTCCGTTTCTTGAAATTCAAACACACCACCGTCATAATCTAGAGGGTCCGAAAGCTGTACAGTAACAGAAAGCTTCCTGTCCAATTCAGTTTTATTATTGTTCCAATCTACATCGTGATGCCAATCATACTTTCCCCCCTCTGTCGCATGATACTCTGTATATTGGATTTCAGAAGTAGCTAAAACATTGACCGTAAAAATTTGTGCAGCTTCTTGAACGTAAGGTAAAAGCAAACCCGTAAGTAAGGGATTTTCTGATAACCAACCTACCTTACTTATCCTATGCGAATTTTGTTCTCCACCAAAAGTAGTTGCTGTAGAAGTTACGCAGTCCTTGGCTTCATTAAGGATTGGAGAAACATCCAAAGATCCTTTCCAATATACCCAATTCTGACGTGGTTGTTCGCTCATATTATTTCTCCCTACGTTTGTTCCAATAAAATCTTTTATACCCATCAATTCTAACACTTTTTATTTTAAGAATTATTTGAGTATATTTAACTGGATCTACTAACCCCACTTTACCCGTAATTTCTGTTCTTGGAAAAAACACTAACTGAGCAATAGGAGTTCCCCTTTTGATTAAAAATTCTCCTGTTTCATTACCCGCCCAGAAGAACGGCATGTTTAAAAAATTGTAGTATGTATCAAAATCAACAATTCCTGAAAATGGTATTATATCATGCGACCAATCATTAGCTACTGGTTGCAACTTCATAGACCAACCCTTCGGAGCTTCTATTATCCAAGGGCTATTCATTTTGAAGACAATATTCCCACAAGCAAATCTGTTTATACTAAAGCTTTTCCCCACCTGTTCTAAGTCATGAGTGTCAATAACACTTTGACCACTTACTTGGTATGTTCCTTTTTCGCAAAAATACCCAACATTTTGAAAAGCGTTATCCATTTCAAACAAAACGGCTAGGCCTCTGTTTTCATAAGATATAACCTTTTCTCCATATTTTGCTGGATTAAATTGATCTACAGAATATACAAGCTGTTCATCTATTAACTGCTTATTTTCATCGAAAACATCAAATTTATAAAATACTTTAATGAGAAGATCGCACCACATAGGAAGCATAAAACCTTGACCTATAGCTTCTCTAAACGGAACACAGCTTTTGACGGTTGAAGCCTTTCTAGTCAAGTCTATGTCGATACTGTGACCGCTCATATTTTCAACAGGGCAGTCATATGTTCTACTTAATTTTTTAAACCAGTCAGGATAAAATTTTTCAGCCCTATCTATAGGCGGTATAACATCTTTAAGTTCTGGAAAAGTAAGAAACTTTACCTCCGGTTCTTTTGTTTTGAACCAGTTGCTTATGTTAAACATTTTTCCCCCAAAAAATTTTTTAATCTATTTCTTCTACAGCCTCTACTGCATTTGTTGTTTGGTTATGCACTAGTGAATGCGGAGTAAGAGATCCGTCTGACGCTATTCCTAAATTAGGCACCTCTGTTAAGCTATCCGTAAAAGTATAGAAGTCACTGGTTGGATAGTACTCACTTCCCAAAGCATCTGTTATGTTTACATCAGTTGTATCGTAACTCGCCATTACGACAAGTTTGGATGTTTTATGGATTAAGTATACACACATATCTCCCCCTTATGAATATACACTGTAAAAACCACATACGGCCGAGCCTGTATAAACACGTTTGCTTGTAGTGCTACCATTGTTTTTCCAAGATCCACCAAAATTACCAAGATAAATTCCACCACTGTAACTGCTGGCGTTATATAGAGAAACATTAAGATTGTTTCCGTTACCATTAGCCCACACAGAAATCGTACCACCACTGGGGACTGATACTGAATTGGCGACAATAGCGGTTGTTTTGGCTCCACCCGTTGTAACTGTGCCAAAGGTTCCAGATGAGCCTGTTGGCCCCGTTGGCCCTGTTGGTCCTGTTGGTCCGGTAGATCCGGTAGATCCCGTTGGTCCCCTTGGTCCCGTTGGTCCGGTAGATCCCGTTTGTCCCTTCTGTCCCTTCTGTCCCTTTTGACCTTTCTGACCTTTCTGACCCGTTGATCCTGTTGATCCTGTTGGTCCTGTTGGACCTCTTGGTCCTGTCGGTCCGGTAGATCCTGTTGGACCCGTCGAACCCGTCGAACCCGTCTGTCCTTTTTGTCCCTTTTGTCCCTTTTGACCCGTAGGTCCTGTGGGACCTGTAGGGCCTGTACCGCCTGCCGAACCCGTTGGACCAGTAGGGCCTGTGGGGCCTGTAGGACCAGCATCCCCATCTGGACCCGTTGGACCCGTTGGACCCGTTGGACCCGTTGGTCCTTGTAGGGCAGCGTTTGCAATAGTTTGTTTTTCCCAAGCAGAAGCGGTTACGTCATATACAGGGATAAGATCAGAACTCGCCGCATCAGTGTCCGTAGAAAAAGCCGTTAGAGCCGCTCCAACATTTGTAGCATCTGTTACATCAGCACTTGCTTCAACACCGTCTAGCTTTGTGCCATCTGTAGCAACGTCTCTACCATCAACTGTACCTGTAACAGCAATATTACCTGTTATGGTAGCACCAGAAGAAGTGGCTGCGACTTTAGTTGCTCCGCCATTCTGTAGTCTATTTAAGTCATCCGCTACCGCACTAACGAAAACAACGGCATTACCCGAAAGAGTTATTGCGTTATTCGAGTTTGAACTTTCTGTAACCGCAGCCCTAGTTAAGGTAGTGCCAGAACTAGTATACGTTCCAGTCCCTATTTCAAAATTAGCACCATCCTCGATGACATACTGAACGACATCACTGTCACTAACACCTGCGTCTGCAAAAGATTGGAAACCTGAAGAAGCGCTCCCTAAAGTGACCGTTCCAGTACCCGTTGTACTGGTTCCCATTTTTGCTCTGTTAAAGAGCTTTGCCATGTTCTTACCTTACGCTAGTTGAATTACACCGTTTGAAGGGCTAAAATCTAATGTGAAAGTGTCGCCATTGTTTAGTGTTATGCTTGTGCCATAATCATAGTATCCGATAATAGGATCTGCCGGGGAAGAAACTGTATCGTCAAATATATAAATATACCTGAATGGACCGACTGTACCAGAAGCTGTTAGGGTTAAATCTGCCAATACAAGCTTATATGTTCCACTTGATTGAGTAGACGAAGTTGTAGTAACGTTTCTTGATGAACAGTTGCTATAACTGATCTGTGTCAGATTACCAACAATACCATTACCGTCTGCAGTAGGATTACTTGATTCACTGCCCGGTGCCGTGTTTGTTAAAGCCACTGCTATTTGATCTGATTCCAGATCTATATTATGGACTGCGTTTTTGACGAAGTCGTTTACTTTCACGAAGGATGCCATTTTTAATCTCCTATGTTATCCTTAATATTGCAGATGTAGTGCCTGCTAATGGGAACTGTATTTCAAAAGTACTGTTTGAGGCAGACCTATCACTCCCGAAGTCTAACACAGCAACGGCTGCTTTGGAAGTGTGTGAATCATTATAGATTAAAGCGCCTCTTGCAGTAAATGTCGCGTCTTCCCATGAAATGTTGTCAAAATCAACTATTGCCACTGTACCGGATGCTTTTGGGAATGTGCTTGTAACAGTAAGAGCTTTTCCAGTCGCTGAATACGCAGATCCGCTCGTATTAGTAATCTCATTAGTCGCGCTGTAAGCAGTGGTGCTTGCGTCAAGTGTAGCGGAACTTGTGTAAAGCGCTATTTTAAAAGTTTGCGCGTCAAAATCGTGTTCCGCTTTAAAAAGCTCTACTTTAAATGAAGTACATGTTGTTTGTGTAATAGCCATTATGCTGCGCTCGTCCTATAAATATCGCCTCTAAGCATGACGCCTAAACTTGCCATGTTTAATAAAGCACTTTCATATCTCTGCTGATATAGTTGTAGTATATCAGGTTCACCCTTCATAAACGTATATGCCTCAATTAAGCTACCATAAAGAAGTGTAGTCTCTGCATTATCCCCCAACCAAGAAGTATCTGCTGTGACTATTGATGGTGGGTCGTAGTAATAGTGCAGCTCCATAGGATAAGAAGCGTCAGGTGTCGGGCCTATTATAAAGTTACCATCCGAAGAAGCTCCATCCCCATCAAATATTGCATAGTATTTTGGAAGTCCTCTTGTTCCAGAGTTAGGATAGGCTTCCCTTACAAAGTTAACTTCTTTTTCAAGGAGATATGTATATTCTCCATTGTTAGATACAGCTAAAGAAAACGTAGACAAGAAATCAGAAGGTCTTCCGAGATATTGATTACCTTCAGACACGTTACCTGTAGCATTCTTCTTTAACTCAGGGATTATAACATCTCTATATATGCGTTCTTCAGCCTGACGAACAAAGTCATCTATATTATCCACGAAAGTTGTTTCTGTATTTTCTGTGTAATCTTTAATGGCTTGTGTCAGTTGTGAATAGTTCATTGTCTAACCCATCTTGTTAAAGTTGCCGCCCTTGGTAGCAGCGCCCATGCCACGGCACTTACCGCCCATTCCCATTTTCTTTACCTTACCACCTTGTGCCTGAAAACCTATCTGGTTACGAACTTCTTTTGATAGCTTACCTAATCCTTTATTTCCTTCGGGGATTGGTTTTAAAGTTTTTCCGGGCATATCTAATCTCCTATGCTGTGTTAACTGTAACAGTTCCTACTTCTGCTGTCATGTATTGTCCGTCATTCCATACAGGATTAAAGCCAAAAAGTCTTCTACTTTCAGCTTCTGAAGTGTCAGGACGAGGGTTTCTTATGCTTTGTGGGTCAAATATCTTTAATCGACCTAAAAAATTTTGTGGTTGATCAGGGTCTACAACGTCCCTACCTACAAGAAAACCAGTCTTAACACCGTTTTTAAACTCAGGCACGAGGTCAGATAGTGGGTAACGAAACCCAGTTTTATCACAAAAACCAAAAGCGTATTTACCCCTTGCGTATGACATTAAGCACCTAACATGAACGTGTTAAAAGGCACAAACTTAATTGACGCCGTTTCTTCATCTTCCCCAGCAGCTAGTTCAAACTGGAACTCATACTCTTGTTTTAATGGAGCTACGCGAGCTGCTACTTCTGGGCGTTTCATAGCTATATAGTACGCTAGACCTGAAACCAAACAAGGGACAAACCTTGGAGGCACAAAGTTAATGGTTGATCCAACCCCAGACGACAATCCAGCTATACCTTTTAACCTGTAGTAGAAGATTGTGTATGCAGTTGTGCTGTCTGGAACGGGCCATAACGTTACTTTCGTTTCCGTTGAGAGCCTTTGGACGAAGATTTGGGTCGGCCTACCTTCCGTTTTTTTGTTGGTTTGCTGGGCGTAGGTTGCGACGCTGATCCTTTCGAGGGCCGTGTCGATTTGGTTCGTACCTGTTCCGGTTCGGATTTGATGTTCGAGGATGTCGATGGTGTCCGAAGGAAGGGTATAAGTCTCCGTACCCGCTGTAACAGAGATCGTACCCGATTCGATAGTGAAGAGATTAAGGCCACGGTTTTGCCACTCCAATGTTAAAAGGTTGAGGCTACGTCTCGCTGTTCGCAAGTCATACCCATTTCGCATTTGAAGACCCGCTCTTTCATAAGCTTCTTCAAATAATTCAGATAATTCAGGCGTTACTACCGCTGATGCAGGAGTGTTAACTGTACCACCCATACCACTATGTACGGAACAGTAATAATACAACGTGGGTGCGTCTGTGGCTACAACTATCTCTGTGTAGGCTCCAGAGCTACCGGGAGTGCCTGCCGTTGTTACACCTGTAGTATACTCTGTGCCACCACCATGTGTACCGTTAGAAGTTGCTGAAAACCTCAATGGATGACCATAATTAGAACTGTCACTCTGATCGAAACGATACGTACCACCTTCTGTCAAGGAAAGTGTTAGTTGGTTAGTACCATTAATTGCATACACGTTGCCAGAGCCGGGATCAACAACCGTAACTGTGTAATTTGTATAGGTCATGTAACTACGCTCCTAAATCGTTTGGTTTTCTTTGCAATTTTTTTAGGTTGAGCCACATGCTGTTTGCCTGCAGCCTTGCCTTTTCGTTTAGCTCGTGTTGTGGCTGCGTACTCAGAAGGGCTAAGAGACTTAATAGCCGCACTAGGTAAATACCGCTCACCAGTTTTACCGCTAGGTTTCCCACTTTTGGTACGCCATTTCTGCTTCGTCCAAGACTTTAAGCTCTTCTGAGATTTTTTTAACGCCATTACTTTTTCTTAGCTTTACCGCCACGCTTCATCATCATGGGTTTTTTCTTCATACCCATCATGCCGCCGCCACGCTTCATAGCCACAGGCTTTTTCTTCATGCTACCACCACGCATCATTTTCTTTGCTGCGCCACCACGTTTCATCATCATGGGTTTCTTCTTCATAGCCCTAGGTTTCATAGCCATTTGTCAGTCTCCTCTTTCTGTTAACGACTAGTTCTGCATACTCTTCTTCAGGGTATACTTCATAATAGCCCAAGCGTTCGAGTTTGTCACTTGCTTGGACCACTAATTTAAGATCTTGTATAAAAACCATACAGTATGGCTTGTCTACAGAACTCTCCCAATCTATCTCAGAGAGAAAATCAAGCTCTGCATCCTCTGCACCGTACTCAGGATGAAACTCCATACAATGCAAGTTTTCGAATAGTATGTTTAGGTTTTGTACATACTTATGAAATTTATCTAGTTGTGGGACGTTATGGGACGCGACTACAACAAGTTCTTTTCCTATCACCGTAAAATCGGCGCAGTATTTTAAACTATCTGCGTACACATCGTCTGTCTCAACGACTAATACTTTATCTCTCTCCCATGCGTTTTTGGCATAGGGACACGGAGAAAGCCCTTTTAACTTGGGATTCGGAACCTCTAATACCTGAGTTGACCAGCTACGAAGGTCTTTCTCTATATCGTTTGGCATTAATTCTTATACCCCCCACCTGCTTTTTTATAAGCTGAGGCAAGCATTTGGGCTTTTCTAGCGCTCCACTGACCCGGATTTCCGCCTTTACCGCCAGCTTTTATCCTATTAAACAAACGCTTACGCATGCCCGGTTTTGTATAGTTACCAGCTTCGTTAACACGACTTTTAGACTTTTTCTTCTTTCTAGTCTTGCCACCTTTACCCATACGTATGATATCAAGATCTTTAGCGTCATCACCCGTAGAAACTCTGTTACCTACGAGTTGACTGCCCATTTGAGAACGGGAAATAGCCATCTAACATCTCCATCTTTTTCTTGCTTGTCGCAAACGTGAATTAGGATTTTTTGCCGCTTTTGGAAACTTCTTCATCTGTCCAGCAGAGCGAGCGCAGAAAGACTTGCGCCTTTTTGCATCTTTACTACCTTTTTTAACTTTGCCTGTAACTGCAGTTTTTAACTTAGAACCGGGATTATCTCTACGATACTTAGCCACACCTTTAGCAGTCATGCCCGCACCTGATTTAGTAGGGCGTTTATGACCACCTTTTATGGTGTGGCCTTTCATGGTTCCTTTTCGTTTACGCTCTGCCATAATTCTACGACAGGAATATGGTTACGCCTGTACAGTCAGTTAAATCCAAATAGACATCTGTAGAGAATAAGATGCCGTTGTCTGGTAAATTAACGGAATGCACAACTCCAGTAGTTAGAGTCATGGTCAGGCGTGTTGTACCACCTGATCCGCCATCTTTAAGCGTGATAGCTGGGCTACCACTTCCAGCGGTGTGTACTTGCACCTGACGAACTCTGGCTCTTGAAGCATAAACAGTAGCGTCAGCGGTTTTGGTAACAGCAAAAATATCTGATTGAGACATTAGCTATCCTCTTCTTTTTCCACTATTTTTGTTGTCCACGCTTCGTTTTGAGGAGTGGACGGATCGTCTGCTTTTAACGTACCGTCTTTGTTCCTAGCCCGAACCTTTTTGCGCGGCTTCATTTTAAGTTTACCCATGATTCACCTATGAAACAGCAGCGCTAAATGGTGTAGCTTCTGATCCAGTTGCTGATTGGTTAATTAAAACACGAAATACACCTGAAGCGACGTCTTGAAGCTCAACTTGACCACCTAAGATACCACCTGTTGTAGTTCCGTCTAAAGTAATCGTATCGGATGCTGCCGCAGTTTCAAAAATAGATGCTGTGTTATCACTATCGTTTGCCACTACTGCAATGCCTGCCATTGTGTCACTCGCACTTGCTACCTGAATTTTGTAGCTGTTTGAAGTGACTGTGGTTTGAACGAAGAACTTGTAAGTATTACCAGTCCCAGATGCTGCTGGAAGCGTTAAAGTTGCGCCAGAAGCTATGTTGAGGTTCATTGTACGTCCTGCATGAGCAGCGGCGGTTAGTGTTGTGTTTGCTGCAATAGAAACCAAAGAATCTGAACCGCTGACGAAACCAGCAGTAGATGTCACTGGGCCTGAAAATGTAGTTGATGCCATGATAAATACCCTTTGCACAAGGTTTTGCCTAGCAGTCTGTGCAACGTCAGGTCGGGGGGTGTCCTGTCTGCAAGGCTAATGTTGCCCCTACAAACAGCATAACATAGTTTTTTCAAAAAGAAAGGGGCAACTTACGCTGCCCCTAGTTAAACAGGGAGGACTACTAATATGAAAAAAGTAGTAACTCTCTAACTCATAGCATAATTTAGGCTCCGGGGGAACCATAAATTCCTAGTGGATCGGAAACACCGAAAGAATAACGCTCTCTCGCTTTGTAGCGAACGTTACCTGTATCGAAGTCACCGTCCATACCTGTCTGCATAGCAGTACGCACAAAGTGCTTCATACCGTTAGGTATGTCTGTTGTGATGAAGAACGCATCTGTATCAGTTAGATAGTGATTGATGCTATAGCCCTCTGGGATAGACCCGTTTGAGCGTATTGCGTTCAAATCATTATCTGCTGTACCGACACGAAGTTCAGTCTGTAGCAGACGTGTAGCAACAAACATAAGTGCTGGCGGAATGATTAATTTACGTGGACGAGCAGCAATCAATAGACCACGTTCGTCAGTGAACGCAGCAATATCAATCACAGCTTGCTCAAGTGAAGTTTCATTCAAGTCAGCATTTGTTGCTAGACGGTTAGCGTTTGTACCACCTTCAACAGTCGGATGCGCTGTTGAAAATAGTGTAACACCATCACCAGATTTAAAAGTATCAAAACCAGTGTTCAACAATGAAGCTGCCTTCGTCTGCTTTGTGTACGCCATACCACGGGCAAGTGCCTTGGTGTAACGTGCTGAAAGAGAGTCATATAGATTATCTTCCATCGCCTCTTCGGTGATAGAGAAACCCATAGCAACAGTTTCATGGTTGTACCGAGCAGTATAATGCTCTTGAGCATTGTCGTAAGAAATAGATGAACCTTCTGCTTTCACAGGGGCTGCACCAAAACCAGACAGTTTTACTTCTTCTTCGAAACTACGATCTGAAGTTTCTGTCTCGTATACCTCTTCATGCTCATTTTCATACTTGTCATATTCCAAGCCGTACAATGCGTTTAGGCCGGGAAGTAGCTCTTTAAGGAGCTGGGCGCGTGAAATAGCCATAATTTAATCTCCTTATAAGCCGACGTTGTTGGTCATTTGATGACCACCGGGGTTAAACTTAACCAACACATCTGGATACGCATCGCTTGCGTCAGAAACATGAGCAACGATACGAAATGCCGCTGCTGTAGTTACAACACTTGCGTCTAACGCAGAGGTTGAGTTACCTGTCGCTGTATCACCAGTTGAGGTAGACTGCGCCGATGCGAAGAATGTGTTAGTGCCAATGATTGTTTGCGCTCCTGTACCATCAAGCTGCGCTTGGAATAATACATTTGGATCGTCAATCACGTAAGCTTTAATCGCAGTACTATCACTGTTTGTACCAGATGGATAATACTGTGCCTGAACACGTTGACCTGAAGAGTTTACATATTCACAACCAACGAAAACGCCAATAGCGCCTACGCCTGATGTGCCTGAAATGCTGTTAGAGGTCAGGTCTGCACCTGTACCTGTAGCCAGCGCTATATACCCATCGGCCCCGATGATAACTGCTTGCCCATAAAATAGGTTTGTAGCTTCACCTGCAGGATCAATGAGAAACTGGGACGTTGCCCCAGCATATGGCATTCCATCCGCACGACGTATGGGACGGAGACCATAAGGAGCTGCTGTTGTAGCCATAGCTCTAGTTCCTTACATTTAAGTTTCTAACCAAGCAAGCTCCCCGTAAAGGTTACTTGCCAAACGAAGTCCTCGTACTCCGCTCTGGATTTAGAACAGGCATACGAGGGTCTGATTGTTTCAGATAAGAATTATCCACAGCGTCCATTTGGTGTTTAGCCTGCTGTAGCTGTGCATCTTTCCTAGCTTGAACGTTTTCGGTAGAATTCTGGCAAAGCAGTAATCCACCGACCTCAATATTGTCTTGAAATCGTGAGTCGATATCAGACACAACTTGAAGGTTGGGATGATCCTCCTTACGAACAGGCGTCCACCCTTCACGAAATCTAGAAGAAACATTCGGGTTATCCATATTACCCAGTATTGCTGTGCGAATCCAGCGAAACTCTATTCCGTCTCGTGGTTCGGGGGTAGGTAACATCGAAGGTCTCTGCCATGACGCTTTACGTTTCTCGTTGTCACGAGTCTGGTTGTTGCGTGAAGTTCTGTTTGTCATTTGGATGCTTCCTTCATTAACTGCGCCGCATATTGCTCATTTGTCAGACCAAGCCGCTTGGCGAGAGCAGCTTGCGTTGAGGTCAGTCGCACTGTGCGTGGTTTCTTTGTCGTTTTAGACGGTGCGGCAACCACGGGGCCGTTTTGACGTTGGGGTGCTTCTTCCTCAATTTGCCCATCGTCAAACTTATCTGGAAAGACTCGCCTTACGGCTTTGTCTATCTCATCATAGTACTGATCTGTTCTCGGATCAATACCCTGATTTACAAGTTTTTGGTGAAGTCCGTATGCATACCCTGTCATTTCAGGGTCTTTTTCAAACCATTCGTTCTTTTTACCCCACTCTAAAGCCTTCTGATCCACCTGTGGAGGTTGAGCAGCAGGTTGCGGTGTGGGTTCGGGGGGCTTCTCTTCCGCCCTAGGTTGTGGTTTGTAATTGCTTACACGGTATTCTTCGTTCTGCAGCCTAGTTAATTCCGACTGTGCTTTTAAAAGCTCGTCAGGGTCACCTGCTTCATACGCGGTTTTGTACTGCGCCTGAGCTTGTGCAAGCTGCGCTTCAATACGAGTTTTAGCCTGCCCTATAAGGGTTTGCTCTCCATCATCTAAAGTTTTGCGTAACTTTTCGTTTTCAGACTTGATTGTTTCTGCATAACGTAACGCTTCTTCCTGTAGTCGCGCTGCTTCTTCTTTTGCACGGCGCTCTTCGTGAAACTCAAACTTTAGCTGTTTGATGCGTTTCTGCACCCCTTCAGAGTATTTTTCTACCTCATCATCCGAAGGTATCTGCGGTTCGGCGTCTTCGGCTCGGCGTGGCTTCCCCTGATCTTCTTCAGGAGTGTCATCCACAACTTCAACATCAAAAGAATCAACATCTTGTGTTTCAGGTGATTCGTTTACAACATCTTGTTGTGCGCTAGCCACTGCTTCGGCAACTGTTTCTTCTTTGAATTCTTGTTCTTCAGCTACATTACTCATGCTCTTGTATACCCCCTTGGATCATCTACCACAGCCTCAACAGTGTCGTCATTAATTAAACGAAACTCTTTGCCGTGTATTTTAAATCTGGTTCCCGAATAGGATCTAAAAATCACAAAATCGCCTTCTTTACAGTAGGCTCCATTAGGAAATCTTTCTTTGTCAGAATAAGCATCTGGCCCTGTTTTCATGACAAAACCAACGATTGAAGCGGTTTCTTCTGCGCTTCTCATACCATCAGGCATAAATATTCCGCCCTCTGTCTTTTCGCTAACCTCTGGAATTCCTATGAGTAGTTTGTAGCCTTTTGGCTCTGGTAGCTGTGTAGCTACTTTTTCTTCAGTTTTAACTTTTGCTGTATACATAATATTCCTTGCAGTGATTTAGGTTCACAGAAACCTTGCGCGGATCACCCACGAAGCCCCCAATTAATGCATAGAACAAAAAAATCTATTCTTCAATAAATCTTTTTTCTAAGTCTTCTAGCTCTCTCTCCATTAGTTTGAGAGCCTCATAACGACCAACAAGTCTGTTATACGCAGACATGTCCTCCGCTCTCCCATCAGCTAGGAACTGTTTTACCTCGTCCCCAGATTCAGTGATAACACGCTTTAAGAGCGCGATAACCGTATCATCCATCCCCCTTAGTCAACTCCTTCGCTACTTCTATACCCAATTTAGCGCCCGCTTGCTGATCTTCACGTTGGTTCTTATCCAACTCGGTAGCAAGCGTAACTCCCAGTTTAGCGCCTTCTCTTTGATTCTGTGCTTTAATCTTCTCAGCTTCAAGCTGGATTTTAGCCATATCAGTCTGCATCTTATGCTGCAGCTCTTGTGCTTTGAGCTGTAGTTCTTGTTGCTGCATCTGCACAACGGGGTCTTGCTGCTGCTTGGCAACTTGTTGCTGCTGTGCTTCTGTTTGATCTTTCCTCAACAGTTTCTCTGCCGCATCTTTTGCCATTCGAGAAATATCTACTTCTATGTTTTCTGGTAATGGTTGCTCTTCGTTTGGCATCTCCACGCCAAGCATTTTCTCTATCTCGCGGCGATACTGGAACGCAACGTGTTCGGTTATGTGTGCAGCCATTGCTTGTTGTATCTGCTGCGCGAACGGAGACTGCCCTACCATCTGCATGATCTTTGGATCTTGTGCTGCCGCCATGTGAACACCGATATGCGCCTCGTGGTCTTGATACTTGAAGACCTTCACAGGCTCTTGTTTTAAGATCATCATATTTTCGGTCACAGGATCTGCTGGGTTAATATCATCAGGTAGCTTAATTATATCGCTTGCATCCTGTATACCTAAAACTTCTAACATCTGACGATGTAGTTTACCCATATCGTATAGCTGCGGTGCTTGCTGCGCTAACTGTAGGGCTGCTTGATATTGCATGATTCTTTGCGACATTGTAGCAGCGTTAG